AGGCGGTTCTGGGAATGGTGACTTAACTCATGAAGAATGGGCAAAAAAAAGTCCTTCAGAAAAAGCCAAATACTCCAGTGAACATCACGGAAACCTGAAATTCGTTGATTAATTATTATTGGAGGATTTATTATGGGAGTACTTGATACTTACATTGGACATGCGTGGGAAGCGGTAGAGAATCTTTCTCGCGAAACAGTCGGCTTTATTCCAGCCGCTTATAAAAGCACCAGCGCGGATAAAGTAAAATTCGGTCAGGAAATACAGATTCCTTATGGTATTGTAGGAGATGTAGTTGATACGCCTATTGGATTTGCAGTTCCTGAGGCACAGACAAATACTGATTCGCTTGGATATGTGTCTCTCGTCATAAATAAAAGGAAAACGGTGCCTATTGATATTGACGGAGAAGATGAAGCAGGACTCGCGTCTACAGGAACAGAAGCAGATGTACGGCGTGACCAGTTCTCTGAAGCATTTAGAAAAATCACAAATCTAATGGAAGCAGATATGGCTTCTGCTGCAACTCTTGGAGCTTCACGTGCAGTAGGTTCTGCCGGTACATCTCCGTTTAATACAGCTGGAGATTTTACTACATTTGCGCTTGCTCAATCGGTACTTTCTGATAACGGAGCATCTGACGCAGACCGAGTAATGATACTTTCTACTGCTGCAAAAACAGACCTTGTTGGAAAACAGGGTACAATATTTAATGCCAATCAGTACGGAAGCAATGATGCCCGTATGTGGGGCGTTATCAACGAGAATATGTATGGATTTACGGTACGTTCTTCAAGGGGACTTGCTAAACATACAGCAGGTACAGGGACATTGTATGTTCTTGCGGCTGCTGTTGTAGGGGCAGATACGGGAGACGGAGATACCGACCTCAATCTTGGTACCGGTTCTGGTACTATTCTTGCAGGAGACTATGTAACGCTTAATGGTGATACTAATAAGTACATAGTAGGTACAGGAATTACAGCTCCGGGAACTGCGGTACTTAATGAGCCGGGTGTAAGACAGAGTGCGGCTATCAGTACGGCACTTACAGTTGGAAGCGCATATACACCTTCTATCGGTTTCCAGAAGAACGCAATTGTTCTTGCAACACGCACTCCGTTCTATCCGAACGCGGGTGATGGTGCTCTTGGACGTGAGTATGTGACAGACCCTGTTTCCGGTATCACGTTTGAAATTGCGATGTATCCGGGACAGAGAAAGACGCAGATTCAGGTATCTGCCTGCTGGGGTGTTAAAGTTGTAAACCCCAGACACGTAGTTACGATGCTTGGTTAATTTATATCCGGGGGATTATTTCCCCCGGAATTTTTGGAGGAATTATTTTGGAAGATGTAATTAAATATGTTACCATGACAAGATTTGCACCGGAGCGTCCAAAAGCTCCAACTTCTTATACAGTTCAAGAATGTGACATTGATAAAATGAAATCCAGAGGATGGGTTGTAAAAGAAGAAGACAAAATTGTCTCAAAAAAAAATCCTGTAGATAATCCTGTAAATCCGTCTATTCTTATTAAAGATGGAGATATTCCGTCTGAAGATAAAAAAGAAGAAATTACTGAAACAGGTGAAGAATCAGATGATAAACCTTCTGCAAATAAACGGGGAAGAAAGCCTAAATCTGTTATTCAGGAAGAGGGTTAAAATATATGGCTGATATAGAATTTATCGTAGAAAACGGTACAAACGTAGCAAGCGCAAATAGTTATGTGACACTCGCGTATTTTAATACTTATTGTACTGTTCATGGTGATGATATATCGGCTCTTTCTGATGAAGCTAAAAAGGTACTTATTATAAAAGGTACTGAATTTGTAGACAACTTTTTTTTATGGAAAGGTTCAAGGAAATATACTTCACAGCCGATGTCTTTCCCAAGAAACGGTATTTATGACAGGAACAGGGAAGAAGTTACAGGTATACCGGAAGGGTTGAAGAAAGCGGTATGTGAGGCTTCTTTTATAGCCAAGTCAAAAAACCTGTGGAATACTAAAAGCAGGAAAGGTGATGTTGCATCGGAAGCAGTGTCAGGGGCTGTTTCTGTTTCGTACTTTCAGAATGAAGATTATAAAACAAACAATGCAGGAACTACCTATACATCTGTATACGAATCTGTTAATATACTGCTGAGAGGTTTATATAAAACAAGTGACAGTGGTATATGTGTACCTGTAAAATGGAGTGACTGATGGACTACGACGGATTTTATGATACAGCTTATGACCTCATAAATGAATATGGAAATGACTGTAAAATACTTCATCCTGACGGAACGTATACAGTTAATTCAAAAGGTATAAAGACAAAGAATTATGCAGAGAATGGATGTAAGGCTGTAAAGACCAATTATACAGCGGAAGATATAGGGAATTCCGGTAACCTTATAAAAGCCGGTGATGTAAAACTTATTGTAAGCTCAGAATTTGAACCTACAGAAACTACTGATTATGTTTCATACGGTTCTGATAAATTTACAATAATAACCAAGAACAAGATACAGCCGGATGGTGTTACGACTATTGTATATATATTGCAGGGACGGAAGGTAGAAAATGCCAGCTAATATTAAATTCACTGCAAAAATACACGGTAAAACTACATCAGTATCAGACAAGAATGTAACAGGTGTATTTGATGATATCACTTATAAAGCGTTAGGAATCGGAGTTTATAGGATAGGAAAGACTGCAAGACAGCGGAATATATATCTGGCTGCTATATTTTTCCAGAGAGTAGTTTCAAGAACACCTGTTGATGAAAATTATATAAAATATAACGGGCAGAAACATGAAATGGATGATGATGTTGTAAGAAAGTGCTGGTATCTTGAATACAATGGGAAGAAAATATACTCAAGAGATATAGGTATGGATTTATTTGAAGATACGGATGATAAAGAAAGCATGGAAAATATTAAGTCTGCATTGGACAGATTTTTTCCTGAAAAAAAAGTTCCAAGACAGATTAAAATATATAACGATAACGAGCGTATGCCGATGCTTGAATATGGAACGTATGAGGCAGATTCAAGAGGAATATCATATAGTGACAGCGGTACTCCTCATGGCATAGAAGACGGATTCTCTATACAGGCTCCGGCAGGAATGCTCAGGATAACGATGGCAGAAGTCGGTGAAATTGCAGGTGAATCAAGTCATAAGGCGGCGTGGACTATAAAGAAAACAGCAGATTATCCAAGTACTGAAAGGCTTGTGAAAATAGGTAAGTATGTAGACGGGAATAAAAAGATAGATATCGGAGATGTGGAGGGATTATTTTGAATGACAGTGATGCCGAAAATATTCTTATCACAGCAGTTAATGATATAAGGTTCAAAGATTACGGATTTCCTGTTGTATATCAGACACAGACATTAGACCGAACTGGTACATATATAGAAATAGAATTTATCAGGAAAGGAAGCGAAAAGAAAGAGCTGGGCAGAGACGGGTTTAATAAATGGTCTGGAATAATGCAGCTTAATATATGTGTTGTAACAAGCGATTCTGTGAATTCAACAGAATCTATGGCAACTAATGACAATATAAACATTATTTACAACAAGATATATGATACATTCAAAGGCGGTACTTATATAAATGGTGTAAGAATAGTTAAGACGTATAAAAATACAGGAAGAAAGATAAACGATGATACGTTTGTTGTTCCTGTATCTGTAGTATGGAATGCTTTTATGGAAAATTAACGGAGGATTATTATGGCAGATTTTATTACCAATATTAAAGCTGGTTCAGAACGTGATGTATATCTTTCACGTGAAACAAAAGCAGGTCTGTTCAAGACAAAAGACGGGATATATAATTACCCTGTTCTTACAAGAACTACCGGTGATTCTGTTAAAGGTTCAACAGAATCAAAAGAGTCAAACGAATTAAGACACGGGCGTACTAAATCAGCTCCGCAGCAGGGCAACAGCTCTTCTGACGGTTCTCTTAATTTTGAATATTCTCCTATTACTTTCGATGACCTTATGGAAGGAGCATTCAGAAATAACTGGGAAAGATGGACAAGTGATACTTCAAGTGCAATAAATACAGAAGGTTCTACATATACCGCAGGATATTTCGGAACTAAATGTACTACAGCAAAAACTTTTGGTGCAAAAAAACTTCTTAATACAGATGATTCAGGTTCAGGTGATTCGCTTGGTCTTATAACAGTTCCGTCAGGATGCATAGTACACGAGCTTACGGCAGGAACTACTGATATAAAATATATGCTCCAGAAAAAATTCGGAGGAGCTGAAAACGAAGATATTTACCAGATGTTTGAGCATATGGCAGTAGACACGTTCAGCATTGATGCAAATGTCGGTGAAATTATTACCGGTTCCTTCGGACTTAAAGGTACTACCGATCCGGGAATAAAAACAACTGCTGAATTAAAAACACTTCTCGGAGGAGCATCCACCTCAAAATTCTCAGATGGAACCACAACTGGTAATTCATATGTAGAAAATCTACCTTCAACAGCTACGACTACACAACAGTTCACTGCAAAGAAAGGTGCCCTTTATGTAAATGGAACGCAGATAAAATTTTCAGAAGAAGTTACTACAGAACTGAACAACTCTCTTTCTACGAAATATGCACTTTTTCAGGCGAATGCCATTTCAACAACGCCTCTTGCACTTGATATTACCGGAAATCTTAAAATGTGGCTGACATACGATGGGACGGAAGAGATATTCAATGAATCAGTCAATAACGATGATGTTGAAATGCTTTTCTGGCTTGAATCAGTTACCAGTTCTGACTGCTTCTATATGTTTCAGGTATTCAACACAAAACTTACTACACATGAGCTTACAACTCAGTCAAAGGATGAGCTTGATATAACCATTCCTTATTCTTCATTTGAAGAAAAGGCTATGCGTGTATTCCGGATTGCAGTTCCAAAGATTACCAATGCGGCACTGATTACATCAGGAACAAATGTTACGGGGATTGAACTTACGCCTAATATTGAACTTGAAACAGCTGATATTTCAGGACTTACAGTTTCCGCAAAAATCGCAACGGTAGAGCAGAGCATAAGTACAAAAGTCGTAGATTCAACAATTTCAAGCAATACTTATAAACGCATTGTATGCACATTTACAACACCTATAACAATGGATGCCGCTAAAGTACTTGATGTAGTCACAACTCTTGACGGACTTACATATAATAAATCACTTGCAATAAGTGACACAACGGTTCCTTCTCCGGTTACGGGTGCAACAGCTACTCCGGGGAATGCACAAATTGTAACCGCATGGACTGACTCTGTAAGCACCGATGTTGATTATGTAAAGGTAACTGTAAAGACAGGAACAACTACTGTGTCTACGACTGAAATAGAACCGGCAATACAAACCATTACATCCACAGGACTTACTAATGGTACACTGTATTCAGTTATACTTGTTGCCGTTGATACATCAGGAAATGAAAGCACGGCTGTCACTGTGACGGCTACGCCTACAGCATAGTTAAAATAGCAGGTGCTTATGCACCTGCGTATTAGGAGAATATATTTTGGGCAGGAGAAAAAAGATGGCAGAAGAAGTTGTAGGACAGGTTGATGAAGATATGGATAATGAGATTGAAATATCTGATTTTTTTACAGCATCAAATGAGAACGAAGGCTTTTGGCATGAGCCGATTATATTCGGTATACCCCTTGGTCTTGAATTCAAGATTCTCGGAGCGAGAAGTATAGAAGCAGAAGTGATAGGTGAATACCAGTCACGGGAAATGGAAAAGATATCACTTATTACCAGTGATAAAGAACGTGCGGAAGGAAGCAAAAAACTTTTGAATGAAGTTGCTGCAAAACTTGTTGTAGGTTTACGCCCAAAGAATGGTAAAGTCGTAAAACTTCACGGCGTTCCGATTACTTATGATAAGAAGACTATTCTTGAAATATGTGAAAAACAGCCGCAGATACCTTCTGATATATTATCATATTCGAGAAACGGAGCAAATTTTATCGGAAAGAAGAGCGACTAGCAGATGCCGTCGAGCGTTACTTCTTTTTACGCGAACCTTATGCAGTCAGGACGACTATACTAGAGAACGGGAAAAAGAAAACAAAAACAGAATACCGGACTAAAATTGATGAACGTGAAAAATTCATCAAAAAGTTCGGTAAAGATGATTTCCACAATCTCTGCATGACTGATAAAAAATATGAAGAATTAGATGATATAGAAATACCTGAAGGCTATAAATGGCTTTTCAGGCATTTTATTGAAATATGGCGCGGGTGTGAGTATGACCTAAATGGAAATGCTATATTCACATATAGAAGTATAACTGATTACAGTGAATGTATGCATGTCAATTTTAGTATTGAAGAAAAGCGTATATTCATGTATTTCAAACTGATGGCTTATAAGGGGATAAAAAAGGCTAAATTACTGGAGGAATAGATATGGCAGAAGATGACGGCACTACACTGAACGGTGATGTAAACATATCAGGTGATACCAGTAAAGCCAGAGCTGAAGTTGAATCATTAAAGAAAGAACTTGATGATTTAATTTCTTCAATAAATGACGCAGGGAAAGCATTTGACTCTGCATTTAAAAATATAAGCAATATATCTAAATCATCCGAAAGTTTAAAAAATGTATTTTCAGATACACAATATCAGTCTGCTTCAGGTAATTACAGGTCTACTCCTACTGGAGCTATCTTAAAAAATTACGCACTGGCAACAAAAACAAATGCTGTTGCTTATAAAACTTCTGCGCAGGCAGAGTTACAGTATGCTCAAAATGATGCCGCACTTGAAGCAGAAAAGAAAGCGTTACTTTCTGCAATGAAAAAACATACTGATGCGGAAACAAAATATACAGAACTTTTAACAAAAAACAGAACAGAACAGGGAAATAAAAGGAATAGTTTTTATTCAGGATATTCAGTATCCCGTATAGGCAGACAGCTTGAATATGGAAGTTCAAACCCTGTATTGCGTACTGCCGGATCAGGACTTGAAATAATCGGTAATACGATGATAAATCCATTCCTTGGAGTTGTAACAGCGGGACAGAAGCTTATAAACACCTTTGATAAGCTTGCAACAGAATCACTTAAAGATTATGGAGAAGTACAGCAGTTACAGACAAGTCTTGGTGTAGTATACGGAAACCAGTCTCAGGCTAATACGGCATTTCAGGGGATATCTGAATATGCAATAAAATCACCTTTCAACGTAGAACAGACTGAACAAATGGCAGTTTTATTGAGGCAGTCAGGGGTGTATTCGTCAGATTTGATGAACACCCTTAAAATGATAGGTGATACCGCCGGTGGAAATGCAACAAAGATGACACGTATTGCAACTAATTATGCGCAGGTTGTTGCCACTGGACGTGCTTCAATGCTTGATATGAGGCAGTTTGCATATGCAGGCATACCTATTTTTGCAGAAGTTGCAAAACAGATGGGCGTATCACAGTCTTCATTAAGAAAAATGGTAACTGATGGTAAGGTTACCGGAGAGGTTATAGAGCAGGTATTCAAGAACATGACATCGGAAGGAGGTCAGTTCTATGGAGCTGTTGAAAAAGGCTCAAAAACATTAAATGCACAGCTTTCAAACTTAAAAGATGCAAGACAGCTCATGATGTCAGCATTTGGAGAACAACTTTATAAAACAGGAAGCAAGTATGGAAATGATTCAATAGGTGCAAGAGCAATAAATTTTGCAACGGAAATCACGAAGGGGCTTTATAACTGGAAAACAGGACAGAATATTGAAGCAGAAGTAAAAAGGATAAATAATACTGAAAAAGAAATAGCAAATCTTAAAGATATGCTTGAAAAATACGGGAAAGAAGATCCTGTATTAGCACAGTATATAAATGCTCAGATAACAAAGTTACAAAACATAAGAACTCCTGATGAAACAAGAGCTACAAGGACATCTGATTATAAAATTATTACTGATTATAATAAAAACGTTGATGAAGATAAAGAAAATTATAAATCAATAACATCAGAATCAAAAAAATACAGTGATCTTATAAATGAAAGATATGATCTTGTAAACAGTGGGACATCATTAACAAAAGAACAACAAGAAAAACTTGAAAGTCTTAATAATCAAATAGAACTTACTAAAAAAACATTAGAATCTTTTGGAGCTATTGTAGATGAATCAGGAGCAAAAATAGATAATCCATCGAATACTTCAAAAACGGATGTTCCTTGGGAACTTACTGTAGCTGATGCCCAGTCGCGTATGCTTAATATGATTTCAGCGGCGGCTGATACTGTAAGTAAACTTTCCTCAAAATCGACAAGCGGCATATCAGTTGCAGGACAAATAACACAGCAGTATGAATCTTCAAATACATATAAAGCTCTTAAAAAGGCAGAGGAAGAAAAGTCATTTAAAGAAGTACAGACATTTGAAACACTTTTATCTTCTGCATATGATAAAACAAGCGAGCATTTTAATACTGCTAAATTATCAGTGGAAAATTATAAAAAAGCAGTTGAACAGGGTTATTTATCATGGGAAACACTCGATGTAACTCTTGATAAGGGTGATACTGCTCAGTTTGCATCGAATCTGTCTATTCTTGGAAATAATCTTGTTTCGACGATGAAAGTTATAAATGATGCATCAAAAGGAGTATCAGGAATATCAGATTATTCTATGGGTATTGTAAATAGTTCAATAACAGGTATACAGCATAAAGGATACAGAAACCCTGAACTACAAGAAACAGATGAAGAAAAACAAATTGCATATAAAAAGCAGGAAGAGTTTGTAGCTACTAAATCTTCAGATGCTATAAAAGCAATAGACTCAGAATTAGCAAAAGCAACAGCTGCAAATAATAAACAGCTTATAAAATACTGGGAAACGGTTAAAAAATATTTTACACTTGCTTTTTTGAAACTTACTCCTGATTTATCAGCAATAAATGTTCCTCTCAATGCTGATGACCAAAGCAATATTCCGTTATGGAAATATGTAGTACATGGAGCCACAAATCTTCCTGTTACATCTATGACATCAAAAAACATGGGAGGACTTGCAGAAAACCCTTATAATGTAATGACCAAATATCAGGATTTCCAGTCAAGGGATATTGTACAATCTATAATAACAGGCATGACTACATCAGGAAGAAGTCAGTCTGATATAACTAAGAATTTTAAGTATGTAACAGAAAATGGAAATGTAACAGGGCAGATAGACTGGCAGGCGACCGAAAAAGCCATGTCTGACTTTATTTATTCACAAAATTCCACAACGAAAGAACTAAATGCATATAAACAGGCTGTAGGCAAAGCTGTTGACGTATACAGGAAACTCGAACAGACAATGTATACTGCTGATTACAGTGACTTTATCAAAGGTAAAAAGCAGGCAAGCTATACAGAAATGTCCTCTTTGATACAGAATGCATATATAGGAGGTATAACTGCAAAGCCTACTGCTGAATATCTTAAGTCAAATCCGAAAGCAACAGAAATACCTGTATATGCTAAAGAAGGCAAGTATTACGAGCAGACAACAAATAAAGAAATAACAAATACCGGTGATTATACATATGGACTTGAAAATCTTGCAAGAGCTATAGAGGAATTTATTCCGCCTCTTACTGCTGAATTCGCAAAAGTTACTACCGAATCTTATAAATCCGGACAGGTACAAAGCGGTTCTCAGCAGATACTCGGTAATATGCTTACAGGTGGGATTGCACCTTCTTCAAGACAGAATGCAGTGTCAGGACTGGTAAACAACGCCATAAGCAATCCTGAATCACTGGGAGATTTACAGGCATCTTTTGAAGAAGCATTAAAAAGTGGTGATATAAAATCTGCAGCAGATGTATTAAAACAATACATAAAAATAAACAAAGAAACTATCGATACTCTTACAACACTTTCAGACAAAATAAAAGGAAGTGCCGGTGCTAAAACCGTAGAAGATATAAATGCAGGTACCCCTCTAAATAGACTGTTAGGAACAACAGGGACAAATACTACACAGCAGCAGGGAGTAATGGATAAGCTGGGACTTAAAGATACCAATTATTCAGACGTACTTGATTCTGTTGCAGAAAAATATTCAAACCTTTCAGATGCGGCCGCCAGATTCCACGCAGCACAGGATATAGGATGGGCGGAAGATACCAAGGTATTACAGGATTTTAATACACAGACTAAAAGCATGGTTGAATCTTTTGCGGTAGATACGCTTACGTCATCATTCTCTACTCTTGGCAAAGCATTGCAGGAAGGTGATGACGTATCTGAAGCCCTCGGAGACAACTTTCAGAGTCTTGCATCATCAATGCTCGGGCAGTTCGGAAAAATAGCGGCTACAGCCGGAGCTGAAATAATCGCCATGAATCCAAGCAATGTAGGTGCATGGGCATTAGGACTTTCACTTATGGCATTAGGTGGATTTACCTCTTTTGCATCAGGTTACCTGTCAAACAGCAGCAGTACTACCGAAGACCAGACGCAAAAACTTGAAACACTGAAAGAAGACCTTCTGGATATTATGGCGCAGGCAAAAGAAGATGCTGCATATTATGAGTCAGAATTAAAACACCAGAATGCATTAAGTACCAATGAAACTGTTTCTTCTTCAACTTATACAAAGGTAAACGATGCAATCATAACTAAGAATGGCGATGTGGTACAGACCGCTCCTGACGATTATATAATGGCAATGAAAAATCCTTCATCGCTTGCATCAAGTAATAATTCTTCTCCCAATGTAAACATATCATTCGTAAATAATTCAGGAGACAAAGTTGCAGTAACAAAAAGCGAAACTACTCAAAGTGGGAATAATATAGACATACAGGCTGTAATAGAAGCTGTTACAGCTAATTATATATCTTCTTCAAAATCTGATATGGCTTTTAATGCAAGAGCATCAAGAGTTAACGGAAGGTCTGTATCATCATAACGAAGCAGCGGAGCACTGTGAAATATACTCCGCTGCACTTTTTTAATTATAATTTTTATAATTCCCACCCATGTTTTTGTTATAATTAATTGCCTGATGCTCCGTCATAATTATGATACACTGTTGTCGTTTTTCCATTAGACACAA